TGACGCGACTAATGCAAAATGGAATATTACCACGTATTTCCGAAATAGAAAAGGAATGGATTTGTTTAGGTGGACTTCTCCACGACCTTGGTCACGGCCCCGCATCGCATACATTCGATAAATTGATCAACCAATTTATCGAAGAAGGTCTCATCCCAAAAGACTGTAAATGGAAGACACACGAAGAACGATCCCAATGTATATTTAAAGAATTGGTAGATACTGAACCAGATCGATTTGGACTTTCGCCAATAGCAGTGGATTATATATGTAATATTATTAATCCCGAACAAACATTTATACACGATTTTAGATTTCAATTCATCAATAATGAAGTCAATGGCGTAGATCTCGATAAAATCGATTATCTGGAACGCGATCGGTATGTATTCGGATTGCCCGATAAAATCGATGTAGATCGGATTATAGACAATTCCTCTATTTGCGTTGATTTGAAATTATCGGCGACGGATCAGTCCTGTAAGAGAAACACGACCGATCGCGGAACATACTGGTCATTCGGAGAACGGACAAGAGATGATATTTTCGCATTATTCATGACTAGATATAAATTGTATAGAAACATATACAACCACCCCAAAATTGTTTGTTTCGAATTGGCATACATGAATGTACTCAGATCAAATAGCAATATTATTGTAAAAGCGATTATTGAAGAGGATATCACGGCATTTTCGCAAATGACCGACGAATTCATGCTATGGAAAGCAAGTGATAAATCAAGAATTGAATTTGGGAAGAGGAATACGTTTCGACGGATCAATGATAATGCATCGGAACAATCGATCCAACAATTCGATTCCGTGATTGAATTCAATGAGACGGTTGGATTCTTTGGTAGAAATGGATTCAATCCATTCGAACATATTCGATTCCACGACAGATCATCCAATTGCATTATACGACTCAGTCAATCGGATATTAGTATATTCCTCTTAAATGAATGTCATTCCGAAACACTTCAATATCGATTTGGGTACACGGCAGTGGTAATTTGAACCATTGTATACACAATCCAGTTGGACAATAATTCTTTTATCGTATTTCCAATCATTTAAAATCCCACTATATTCCAATATCACCACATCATGAGAGGGGAAGATATAGCAATGACAATATTCATTATTTGTATTTTTTTAATATGCAAATCGATCGGAATCGCACTGTCTAAACTAGAGGATGTGAAACAAAATTGGGATGAATATAAATGTAGTCCCGGGATCATTCCAATTGCAGGACTGTTTGGACACGATCCAACGGAAAACTTTTCCGAATGTATACAGACAATGCAGTCTGATTATATGGGACAATTATTGAAACCAATGATGTCAAACGTATTGGTAATTAATGATATTGCGGGTGGATTAACATCGACAATCGATACAGTCAGAACTAGTACTGCTGGAATTGTTGGGTCGATGAGTGGGATCACAGGGGGGTTATCCGCTAATTTTGGGAATATACAGATTGAATTTATTAGATTTGCCACTAACTTGAGAGATACATTCGCGAAATTGGGAGGGACCGTATCAACGATTATGCATGCGACCAAAGGATCCATTATATTAACCAAAAGTATATGGAACGGAAAACCGGGTAAATTAGTTCGAATGTGTTTTCATCCAGATACAGTTATTGAAACACATCGGGGGGCTGTCAAAATATCCGATATTGATCTGGGCGATGTTCTCGTCGGAACCGACGCGACTGTATTGTGTACAATGAAAATTGGGAATATGACAGATGAGGGAGTACAAAAGGAGACAATGTACCAGATTGATCGAACGTGTATTGTATCAGGATCACATTTAATATTTGATCCAGAGGTTGATAATTTTATTAGTGTGGCAGAATATGGAAAATGTCGCGATACAGTCAATATATTTAAGGAGTCGGTACCAACTTTATATTGTCTAATAACGTCAAACAATACAATTCCCATTGGGCAGCATATATTTCACGATTGGGAAGATATCGAATAAATAGACCGTACGATTTTTCTAGAAAATAATGTATAGCCGCAATATAGTTACCATACAGTCTTGAATATGGACGAGCCACGTATAAATTTAGGCGTAACCACCACAGGAGGTAGTTTTAATGCAAAACGGTTGGTTGAAATGTATAGACCAAGCATATGGGGAGATTTATTCTCCGTTTTTATTCTATTCACAACATTTTTTGTTGGTATTTCATATTTCAGTACAATGAATCAGACAACTGCACTTAAACAGGATTGGGATAATGTTAAATGTAATCCATCGGTATTACCATTTGCGGGACATATTATGCAATCAGAACATGGGGGCGACCCATATGCATTTACACAACAGAACTTTATACAATGCAATAGAAGTATTTTGGAAAAAATTACTGATGGGGCGTTTAAACCAATACAATATGCAATGGACGAGACCAAAAAAACATTCGATTCTTTACGAGATTCAACTAGCGAAATTCAGTCTGTTATTTCAAAAATGAGTGCTGTTGCAAGGGGAATATTTACATTGTTTGTATCGTGGATGTCTAATATATTACTAGAAATTAGAAAGGTAATTCTTATAGCAAAAGACAGTGTCGGAAAAAATACAGCTGCATTACAAACAGCAGTTTATTCGCTACAGGCATTTTATTTAATAATCAAATCAATGATTGGGGGGATAATGTCGACTGTATTGACAATCATGTATTCGATGATTGGGGTCATTATAATATCGTGGATTTTACCATTTACATGGCCACTCGCCATTAGTCTGACAGCAACGTTTGGAATAATTGCTGCCATAATGGGGACAATGTCTGCATTTATGGTTACCACCCTAAAACTACACGGTCCAGGTATTCCTGGAACCCCCAGGAAAAAATCATGTTTTGCAATAAATACAATGTTGCGCGTAAATAGGTCGGGGGAGGAACAATTGGTCCCCATTCAACAAATTGTATGCGGTGATTTATTGGTCGATATTACTGGCGACAAAAATATGGTGACATCAACATTGGAACTTGATATGTTAGATGAAACAATGTTTCGATGCAACAAAACTGGTGTTTGCGCAACAGGATCACATAGAATCGAGGTTGGATCTGGAAATACCACAAAACTTATCAGTATATGTGATCACCCCGACTTTCGCCCAATTAAATATGATGAACCGACTGTTTATTGTTTGAATACAACTACAAAACGAATTCCTATTTGTGGATTAGTTTTTTCCGATTGGGATGATCTGGATTCTAATACGATACACCAAATCTGTTCCCTACTTAAATGTGTTCCCGGCGATATTCATTTATATGCAGATAAGGGTTTCGGTAAATACGATACTTGCGAAATTCAAGGAGGCGAAATCAAGCCAATATCATGTATCAAAATTGGTGATGTATTATCATCGGGACAACGTATAATTGGCACAGTCCAAACTGCTATTGAGAATAATGATATAGGGGAATTGGACGGTCTAATAAACAGAAACAATGATATAGATATCAATCAGCAATTTACACATATATTGACAGAAACAGGTACTGCGACTGTTTCTGGGAGACCAGTTAAAGATTTTAATTTTATCATTGACTTAGTCGAATGTTTATTATGGACATGATTAGAGTGTATTTATTTCTCGCTGTATAGTAGATAATGAATCGATTTAACAAAACGATGATAAAACGCATAGCGATGGTGTCCCTTATTGTTGTATCCCTGTTTTTAGTGTATACGATAGTAAACCGCAAACACGAGGGCGGCTGTTGTTCGATTCCCCTTACAAAACTTGCTAATAAAAATGGACTAGGTAATTCGAATGTTGAAGCGTTTCAAACTATAGAAAATGAATCCGAACGAATGGGAACTGACATCCCTGTATCAGTTACATACTCTGGTGATAACGTATCCACTTCTATACAATACCCATCCGTCCCACCGACCGGCGACACACTTGATATGCTTAAGGGTCAAACATTTCGACCTGATTGTTGTCCATCTACATACTCAACATCATCAGGATGTGCATGCTTATCAAATGATCAATTGACATTCCTATCTGATAGGGGAGGCAACAGAGCTTGATCGGTCGGTCGATTGATCGGTCGGTCGCTTGATCGGTCGATTGTTTCACATACAGAACAATATACAATATACTGACTTCTTTCAACATCAACATCAAACCAATCATCAATCCAATTATGATTGCAATTGAGCTCCAAGTATTTTTTTAATATTGCGATCGTATTAGTAAAATTATCTCCGTCATAATCAGTTATAATTTTATTATCAAATAAAAATTGTATATCATCGGTCGAACAATCCGATTCATACAATAGTTTATTTCTAATATATAATATTCTGTTTGTCGTACAATTGTTTGTCGTCATACTATCCATTCGTATGAACTATACGATATATATACATATATCTTTTTGGCTGCGATATAGTCGATATATTGAATACACCGACATCGCGAATATGTCTACATATACATTCCAAACGGAGGCCCCGTCTTATCCGCATCATCGTGTTTCTTGATCAACTTATCGCATATATCTTTAGTTATCGTGAGAGGAAATGTAATATCAATATTCATATCATCATTATACATTTTCACACCAGGCTTTAACAGGCGGTACAGATTGATTTTCGTATAGATGATCTCAACACACCGCTTCAAATTCCTAACACCCTCCTCCTTTTCCGTATGTGTATCGATCAAATAATGAATTGTCTCATCGGGAATCACAATATCACCATCACCGAAATTCACCATTTTTTTAATGGAAGGAAGCAAGTAATCCTTGGCAATTATCGTCTTCTCAGGCGTCTCATATCCCTTTGTTTGAATTCTATACATACGGTCACGCAGAATAGGATTCACCGCATTTATATCATTCCAACTGAACACGAATAGACATCTAGACAAATCAAAGTCGAACTCGCTGAAATACTCATCCTTGAACTGGGTGTTCTGAGTCTGATCGATTAAATGCATCAATACACCAATGATCTCCTGCCCCTTTGCCGTATCGGAAATCTTATCCACCTCATCCATAAATATAATGGGGTTCGAACACTTTGATTGGATCAATGAATCGATGATACGACCGTGTTTCGAATTCTCATATGTCATCGAATGACCCGTCAGGCGAGACCCATCCTCCGCACCACCAAGACTAATCAGTACAGCTGGACGGTTCATTATCTTGGCCAGACCCTGAAGCACCAAAGTCGTCTTTCCCGTACCCATCGGACCACCGATTGCGAGCGCATTACCGATCGACTGTGGATTGGCGATCCACTGAGCGACTGTTTGGAGAATCTGGATCTTTGCATCGGCCATACCGTAAACCGCCTTATCAAGCGTATCCTTTGAACTGGCAATAAATTCCTGACACTTTTCGATCCCATCATCCATCGATACAGGCAACTCATTGTATTTTCCAAATGGAATCTTCATGAATGTATCCAACCACTGCTTAGTCTTTGCATAGTCGCCAGTACCTGGCTCAGTTATCTTCAATGTATTTAATTTCGACATTGCAATCGCCTTTTGGGATGGAGGAATATCCGATTCGAGTAACTTCAATGTATACGGCTTGTCGATATGGGTATGTTCCTTAATCTCCTTGGCGTGAGAAATGACCTTCTCCTGTTCATCCATATTCATCTTACTTTTGAAATATTTGACATCGTTCATCAGATCTTCTCCACGCATAAGTCTCTTAAAGTCAAGTGTATTCTGGCGCTTCTTCTTACCATTAGTCTTTTTATCAAGACGTTCGAGTTGTTTTTCAGTATCACGCTGCAATCTCTTAACTTCCTTTACAAGAGGATGATTTTTATGGGCAGCAACACCCATATCGGATACGATACCTTTTAGTTTTTCCAATAGCACCGATTCAGTCGTTGGCACCGATTCAGTCGTTGGCACCGATTCAGTCGTTGGCACCGATTTATTTTTCGTTGGCACCGATTTATTTTTCATTGGCACCGATTTATTTTTCATTGATTTAGGGTGTTTACAATTGGATTGTTTACTGGTGTGTCTTGTTGTAGGTGGTTCGTACGTCGACTCACTATCCTCATCAGACCCACTATCCTCATCGGAATCACTCCCATCTTCAAAATCACTCTCCTCATCAGACCCACTATCCTCTCCTGAATCACTCTCCTCCTCAGAATCAATATCCTCCCCTGAATCACTATCCTCCTCAGAATCACTATCATCAGAATCTTCGGACCCATACTCATCATCACAAGAATCATAATCATCCTCACCACCCTTTATTTCGAAAACAATACGCACAGTACCTTCTTCTTCATCGTCACTATCAACTACCGCCTTTTTATTTTTACCTTTAATCTCCTCAACCGACTCATCATCACTATCCTCAATCACTCTCCTATGTTTACGCGCCTTCTTACGAATAAGTCGTTCGTCCAAGTCGGAAGAATCGTCGTTCTCGATCTTGGCCGATTTGATTGCATCGGCAACCTTCTTGTTCATATGATTCGATGGAAATAATGATTGGAGAAATTTCTTGTACTCAATAGAATCCAATTCAACATCCGAATCTGAATCTATGAATTTTTTATTCTTAACGCGATCACTACCGCCGTTGTTACTGTTGTTGTTGTTAGTCATTTTTAAAATTTGTTTAATTATAGTTTTGTTAAATATATTAATTATAAATTAATTGATTTTATAAATCAATTTTTCATTAGAAATATTATTTTTATACCATTGAATATTTTTCACGGAACAAAATGACCGTGAAAAATAAATCAACAAGTACACAGTAGCGAATCACACAGTAGCGAATCACACAGTAGCGAATCACACAGTAGCGAATCACACATTTTACTGTATTCATCTACTCCCAACACAGTACAAATTGCGCTTGGTATGAAAAGACCCATTTTTGTGTAATATTTTATTTTTTAAAATATGAAAATTATATATAATATATGTGGCTCATTCATGGAAAAATGTACGATTTGGATGCATTCATGAAACATCATCCCGGTGGATCGCTCATATTGGAATCGACTAGAGGAGAAGATGCGACCGCAGCATTTGAATCGTATCACGCAATGTGTGATATAAATAAAATTAGACGTATCATGGAAAAATACGAGGTTGTAAATGATAAAACCATCTCTCCAACACCATTTCGATTCGCCGTTGGGGAATTTTATGATGTACTAAGAGATCAAGTAGCGGACCATTTTAAATATCGTGGTATATCTCACCACGCCAATTGGGTCTGGGTATTGAAATCCATAATCCAATCAGGATTGTTTTTTATATCATTCATATTGTTTTGTTTCGGGAGTGAATATTCGGTTTTCACACGCAGTCTCATCGCGGTATTCTCATCACATATGATGTTACAGGTTGTATTTGGAGTTATGCACGATTCATCCCATCACGCGATTTCCACGAACCCATACGTGAATGAATTGGCTGCATCAATATGGAACACTATCGCACTATGGGATAATCGGATTTGGTACAAACACCACTGTTTTCGACACCATTCATTCGTCGGGACACATGATGACCCAGATACAATTCATTTCAAACCATTTTTGCTTAAATCATCTAGCGAAAATCCATCGCGATATATGCTCTATTCAACATATGTATATTTTGCATTCATCCTAAATATATTTCCAGGAATATGGTTCGGGCAAATGTTGGCATACGTACGAGGGATAAAAAATGGTGGTATGTGGAGATTCAAACTCCCCCGTCGGCCCACCGACTGGTTTGAAATAACACTTAGGACGACAACCGTATATTGTTTATTATGTTCTGCACGGACCCATATAATCATTCCCATATTATTCGCGATATCTGCGAATTTCTGGTATTCAGTATGTATTATTCCCGATCACGATACATTTGAAACGGAACAGAATTTGGTGAAGGATATTTCCAATACCGATTGGGGAGAAGTCCAAGTCCGAAATTCCGGGAACTTTTCCACTGACAATCCATATACTGTGAATTTATTTGGGGGAATCAATTACCAAATAGAACATCATCTGTTCCCCACCATATGCCACATCCACCTCCCAGAAGTGGCGAAAATTGTCAGGACGGCATGCGCGAAGTATAATATCCCATACGTATCTCATCCCACCATCGCATCCGCCTACTTATCCGCCTTTAAAAAATTTCAGTATCTGGCGAAGAATAAACCTATTGTTTCAAACCAGCAAAAATGACAGTGATACCAAATATATAATGAAAAAATAAATAGTAGTATAAATAATCAAACGATGAAATAACTATTCGACGATAGGCTTCGGATGTAATGTAACAACCCCATCTATTGGAGAAAATGTACCTATCACATCTGGATTTGGATTGGTTTCAATAATATCCTTTGCGTCATATACATTATTCATTGTATCGGCAAAATATGGTATTCCACTGTGAGATACAATTTTGATTTTCGGTTTTGGTTTCACAGGACGTGAAGTATCATCGTCAGATTTGGATTCATCTAACTTTGGATTCTTAGATTGATTCGTTAATTTTTGAGTAACATAAGTCGATTCAATGAATTCATCCATTGATAATTTACTCGATGCAAACATTAACTCGTGGGTTCCACATAAAGGGGTATCTGGCTTGTGTCTACGAGAACACCTCATCCCCCGTTTCTTTCCAGCAGAACATTGATTTTCACTAGTCAACGGTTTCTTTGATGTATATTTTCGCGATTTTTTTGTTTCAACTAGTGGAACAACAGTATCTTCATCCAAATATGTTGTATGAAGATATTCAATTAATTGTCGTGTATTATCCACCCCATTATCCATATGTATGACGTTACATTGATTTGTATTCAACCAATTTACTATATGGGCAGTTATATTTTGTATACGTGTTTGTGGTAATTGATTCATATTAGTTAGTGTTATGATTACAATCAACAAATTATTGATTAAATCAATTTTACGGTTTCTTTACATCATCATACGTCAATTTGTTTTGGGAAATACAAGTTTTTGTTGCGACATCACCTATTATACGCGATGTTTGCGCATCGGTCAACGTCTCACTACATACACGAGCCAATTCAACAAACTCATCTTGGATTTGTCCAGCAGTTGCGTATTCTGGGTTCTCAATAACCCATTTTTTAATGTGATCCACTTGTTTCCCGATCACTGCATCGACCCCATCCTTTACAAGGCGATGATTTGTTTCTCTTGTATCTTTTTCCCATACATTATTCTCTTTTATATACATTGTTCTGCGTTTACTATCCGTACAGTGGATTGGACGCTCAGATACATCCATACCAATCAATGCTTTGTGGATTATACTCTTTATACCACTCTCAAGAGAATTCTTGCGCGTATACTCCATATCAGATATTTCAATCTGAAGTTGATCTACAAATTCAGACATATTCAGGGCATTCTTACATTCTTCATTTAAAAATACATTTAAGTTGAATTGATTGTTTACCACATTGTCGCCAATCATAGGAATTAAATCACGTAGAATTGTATGTAATTTGGCATTATCTTCCAGTATTTTAGTCAGAACATCCGAATCGACTGGGGCGGGTGTACTGGACGGATTGGAATGAGACACATCTTCTATACATTTATGATTGTCGTAATGCGAACGCAGTTCACATTGGGAGTGGAATATATCTCCACAAACACATATAATACTATTCTCATATAACGAATCTACATATTGATTACCAGCCGTTTCAATTATATGTTTTTTATGTTTTTTCCCACTTAGATGCATATACATATTGTATTTTCGGGCACTTTTATAATTACAAGCAGTGCAAGTGAATTCTGGCATTGACAGAATGATATTATGTTAAGTTACAATAAGTTCCTATACTAATTGTTTGTATTTTACTAGTTTTTAGTAAATTTTACTAGTTTTTAGTAAAATGGATAAGGTGATAAAAAATAAAAAAATGTAAAAAAAGTTTATGGTAACAGAATTGAATGACCTGAAAATTTTCTCTTACCATAAAGGTGTGGTCCCCATTTCCC